GGCAAGATACTGGGGTGTGTTATAACCCGCAGCCTCATCGAACTGAAACCATTCGTCGAACTCAGTGAATGGATTGTACGGGTTGTCGATGGTTGTCAACATGTGAACTGCCACGCTTCCTCCTCTCACACGACAGTCTTGAGGGTGGAGACCGAGACACCAATCTGATCTGCAATCTCAGCCTGGGTGTAGCCCAGCTCAACCATGGCGCGAGCACGAGCTTCCATGGTTGCAGTCATCTTGGGTTGCTGCCTTGGTGTAGCGAGTTCCTTGACTCGATCGAGATCTGCATTGGCAAGGATCTGGCTCAACGTACTGTTACTCACAGCACCTGCCTGGATGGCAGCCCACTCTTGAGGAGTGATGTCGATCCTTTGCTTGCGTGCTCCAATGCGAGCTCGAGCTTCCTCCAATGCCAAACCTTGAATCTTCTTAACATCAGAAGCTTCCATGTCTGGATTAGCTTCCCTCTTGGCCCGGACCACGGCGTTTGCTATGAGCTGGGCTTGTCTTTCGAGGGGCGCGTTTCGCTTGGCCACGTCTAGTTTGGCACGGAGGGATGAAACTTCATTCTCGTACGCCTTCTTTGCAGAAGGGCTGTATGGTTTGGGACTGGTGTTGACTGATGTCTTGCGTGCCTGGTTGGCCAGGGCTTTGAGTTTGTTGGAGTGGTCGGCATACACCTTCTCGATGGGGGTACCAGACGAGAGGGTGTGGGCATTGTTGGTCTCTGCCAGCTTCCTTGATTCGAACGTCTTGACCACGGTCTTGCCTGCACGATTGGTATACGTTTCCCCTGTGGGTACGTACAGCTTCTGCCCAGTAGCCCGATCGATAGGGCCACCTTCACTTGCAGGGCGGGGCTTTCTTTCAGCTACTCGTACGGCAGAGGTAGCCCGAGAGATCAGCGTCGAAGCGCCGGCTCGAGGACCACCTTGATACTTCTCTTTGAGTTGGCTGATACCGTTGTCAATAGCAGACTGACGCCAGTTCAAGTTGTGCTTTTCAGCATCGATTACCACCATGGAATGGCGGACAGCACGGGCCAGTTCCTGAGTGGACGCACCACGAATGGTCATGTCCGTGATCAGGTTCGAGACTTGCCCCATCTCGATAGCCTTTGTTCGGGCCGACATTCGCTTCATACCCTCATATGCTGGATACGCACGCTGTGGGTCGAACCCTTTGAGACCGTCCAATGGAGCGGCGGTCTTGATCTGCTTGCGATTGTTCGGGATGACCAAGACAGTGTCGCCATCGAAGTCAGCACCAGACAATCGTTCTGCTACTTTCGAATTGATACCCACTGCATCACGAGCTTGACCAAGCGCACGCTTGGCCTGAGGGTGGCGGTTGTTGACAGTGAGTTCCGGAATCTCAAAGATGCCGCCATGTGGGTACCGCACAAGAGCAACGCGTTCCCCGTCCCTGAAGTTCGGGGCGTAGATCTCGTTCTCTTTGAGTGAGTTGATCGGAAGGATAACGCTCGACCTCTGACGAGGTAGAGCAGCTGCCTTCAAGTGGACTGCTGCTGCATCCACATCATCAGCGTACGATTCCAACAATTTCTTCTTGACAGTCGGATTCGTGAGCGCGTTGATTTCCTGCAGCTCTCGCTGCTTCCTTTCCAGCGTCATGTCCAATTGCTGCTTTGCCAACTTCGGGCTCTGCTTGGACAGCATCTGAGAGGACAGACTCTTGGACCACTTGTCCCAGTCGCCTTCCTCATTCACGATGTTCATTGCCGACTTCACTTTGCCGGTCTTGAGATCGATCTTTTGGCGAACGACAGCACCGAATGGGTTATCCGGATCGTCTTTCATCGCCTTCATTGCGTCGAGCTTGTTACCCGTATTCCGCTTGTTGGTATTGAAGACGAGATCCACGCCGTCAGGTAGGTCGTCTTTGTACATGGCCATGCCCTTGAGGTAGTGCGTACCATCAACAGCAATTCGAACCTGGGCATATCGTGCTCCACCCAAGCTAACGTCTTCAACGCCTGGCCGAACATGAATGACGCCGTCAGAATCCGTCCCACCATCTTCGGCATAACGAACTCCTACTCGTTTGCTGTCGACGGACAAGGGCTTCTGGATGCGAACGTAGCTTCGACCGCCATCTTCCGAGAACTGGCCGATCTGCTTGATTTGATCACGGTTCTTCGAGAGCTCCGAATATGTCACGCTCGGTGCGGTGAGAACCTTCAGTGTCGTCTGCTTGCCAGTGCCGAGTTGTGTCACCTTGAGATACTGGACTTTGTAACCTTCCTCAGTGAGGATGGCGACTGCGGTGCCCAGCTTGGTACTGCTCATTCCCAGATGATTCTCGACGCCTGTGCCGATGTCGATGTACTTCTTCTGCGCCACCTCGTCGCGAAGCATATTCGACGTGGCGGTGAGAATATCGTTCCTGTCCTTCACCCCGGGAGCCAGCAGAGCACGAACCTGAGATTCACCGATCTTGTTGTCGGCTGTGCTCATTCGTTCCGCAATGGCGGTGTTGGACATTCCCTTGGCCTTCAGACGTTCGGCCATGTTGATTTGGGATTGACGCTCTTCGTTCTTGGCGATGGATTTCGCAGCACGAAGCTGCGTGGTGCTGACGCCGAAACCTTCAGCAATTTGTGCCTCAGAGAGGCCTGCTTTCCGAAGTTGTTCGACGTAGCCCAGGAAGCTGCGGTTGCTCGCATATTCCGGACCACCCGAACCCCAAGGATAACGACCCGACTTACGGAGGATTCCGTAATGCGCCAAGTAATCATCTTCAGGGATGATCATCCGTAAGCCTCCATCCTCAGCTGATCGATTCGCTGGTCGTAGAACACGATCTGCGACATGATTTGGGTCACGATCAGAGGGTCACCCTGTTCGATGGTCGTATCGTCATTTTGGTAAATGCGAAATTCCATGTCGATCTCTATCGGCTTGAAGTTGTACTCCAAGCAGAAGAGCGCCGCGTAGACGTAGAGTTGCGTCATCTTGGCCGGCGTGACGCCAGTCTTCAGATCAAAGATGCGAAGCTGGTTTTTCTTGTTGAAGCCGATTGCGTCTGCTTGGCCGTAGCAGTTCTTGGTGTAGAACAACGTCTGTTCCGGAGTCATGCGGAAACCGATGCAGTCGTTGACGTACGAGTTCAAGGTTTGCCCTGTGTCCGGCAGGTTCACTTTCAGCCGAATCATCTGTTGAGCAAGATCGTGCAGTTCGCTACCTCGACGAGCGGCGTAGTAGGTAGCGATCCGAGCGTCCATTTTTTCTTCGTCGTCGTTCACCCAGTGGTAGTTGCTAGGACTGAGGAACGCGTGACTACCCGCAAGCTTCGAATGATCGTTGAATCTCATTCAGGACCTCTTCTTCATTCTCGGGGTAAAGCGTGAAGGCGAGGCCGCCCATTTTCAAAACCTCTTCCAGGTAGTATTCCTGGTTCGGCCGATAGCGAGCGGTACGACTCCGCTTCACCTCGATAGCTGCGTACCATGGTCCCCACAGCATGGTGAGGTCGAATATCCCCTGACACAGCTGTTCGTCGTTCTTCAGGATGATGGCGCCGGGGAATCGCGCTTCCATCCTCTTTTTGAGCTCCGTCTTGTAGTCGCCTTCCAACCTGGCCATGATCACCTCCTGAAAAACGAAGGATGTGTAAAAAACACATTCTGTCCCTTCTATTATAATCCTTGTTTTTCATGCGAGATTATATCTAGTTTTGGATCAGGCCCATTCGTACATCTGCATGGTGGGAAAGACGTAGGTTTTCTCTCGAATGGAGCGGACTAGGTCAAGATAGAGAAGCCCGTAACACATCACCGCCATCCAGCAGTTCTCGAACATCTCTCGTGTGGTGATCTCGAGAATGGGATCGGGGTATTCGTAGAGCTTCTTGCGGAACTGTTCAGTGTGCTGGTTAGCAAACCAGCGAGGACGCCACGCCAAATTGTCTGGTCGACAGTTCCGCAGATCGCCATCGAAATGGATGGGCGTGGTGAAGTCCGCCCGAGGTTGCGGATGGAATGCTTCGCATACCAACTTGGAGACGCTTCGGGAAACCTGGATGCCGCCCAGCGTCAGCCGAACGAAAGGCCGCTTGTCCGGTGGAACTAAAGGCGTAAGGACGTAGTCTCTCTTGTCGTTCCGGATTTGCCCTGTAGTACTCGCCGAGTACCCGGGGTAACCCAGAAGAGGAACCCAACTCTCCATCGAATCTCCATGATCATCTTTGCCAAGATTTTCTCGAAAAACTTTTTAAATATTCTCTTATGTTATATCTACTTATACTCCTTACGCGTAATAGAAAACTAGATATAAGGTAAAGCAATAAATAAAAAGTTTTTCCGAAAAATCTTGGCAAGGTCGGACTAAACGGACATCTCGGACTCGTTGAAGTCCCGTTTCTCGCTGTAAGCCCTCCTTACGGCCTTCTCGATGAAGGAATTTCCCATCGGAAGGTAGTACCACAGGTCCGTATACGGCGTGTTGAGTCGATCAATCCGTCCGTACGCCTGTTCGGTCTGCTTGTACGAGTAGCTCTGAGACCAGAAGAACTCCGCGTTCGTACTGATGCACTCCCATCCTTCAGCGCCGGCAGTGTACTGCACGAGGTACAACCACCTCTCCGAGGTTGGCACCTCCTGATGTTTCTGGCCGTTCCACTCGGCAATCTCAATGCCCTCGATCTCTCGTAGCATCTCCAACTCGTAGTTGAAGTTGTAGAAAATGATGAGGCGGGGGTGTTTTTTCATGACCTCAGTCAGCGCATGCATGCGGCTAGGGTGCTGACTGACGATCTTGCGCATCACCGAGTACAGCTCAGCCGACTGTCGAATCGGCCGGCCTTCGAACGGATTCCAGCGATCCCGCATGGCCCGTTTCATCAAGTCCACGTCGTGATCAACCGGCAAGATCACCAGATGACGAGTAGTGTGCCGTTCATACGGCATCTTGACAACGATCTGATTGCGCAGCTTTACGAGTCGTCCAGTATCGACATAACGATCGACGGCAGGGAAACGAGTGTAGCTCTTGTAGACGACATGACGCGCCTTAAACTCTGTGCGATTCTTGTAAAAGCCGTTGGCGATGAAGACGGGAATGTAATCAAGCCAATTGTCCCCGGGGGTGGCGGACAGTAGAATCCACTCGTTGCTCTTGGCAATACGTAGAAACGATTTGACCCAGCCGCCCGAACCAACCAAGCGCTGTTCGTCGAAGATGAAGAAAGCTCCCTTAATATGATCGAATTTATGAATGTTATTCCACGATTCGATCGTAAGGATTCCAGCGATGGTTTGTCCTTCGTCCATGCCGACAGCAAAACGTGCGAATTCCCTTTGCCAGTCATGGGAATCACGTTTCTTCGCTGTAGTAATCACATACACGTCGCGGTCGGAATGCGTTTGCACATAGTACGCACAGGAGACCATCGATTTCCCGGACCCCACACCCCCGACGAGGATCGAACCATTCCGGAGCTTCGATAACGCTTCTGCCTGGTGTGGCCTCAGTTGCTTGAACATATTCTCCAAGGTCTTCCACCATTTCTCCTCAGTTAAACGAAATACAGGAAAGAAGGGGAGGAGCCCCGTAGGACCCCTCCCCTCGCCGGCCTAGTTGCCGAAAATCACTGCTCCTTGGTACGGTGGATGATCATTGCGCCTCCCCTCTACAGGTAGCAGTTCCCGCGAACTCTGTCAGCCCATGTGTCTCTGGGCCGCGGACTTGATGGCCTCCAGGACACCCTGCATCTGGCCCTGCAACGCCGCCAGATCGATGCCCTGCAGCTTCCCCACCAGCTCGGAGGTGTCCACCATGGCGATCTTGGACAAGGCGTCGCTGACCTGCTGACCGATCCCCTGGCCCTGAGCCTGGATGTTACCGCCCTCTTCGCCACCGAGCATGCCGCCAGCCTTGGACGCCTGTTCCGCGATCTTCTCGCCGGCGGTCTGCATGCCGGAGCCGATCTTCGACAGCGCTTCGCCTGCGGCCTGCAAGTGCTGGATGACTTCACCCACGGAACCCGTTGCGCTCTCCATGGCGGCGAGAGCGGACGTGTCATTGGCGATCTGGGCGATTGCCTGTGCGTCATCGGAGATGGGCATTGAATTGTCTCCCTGAGATTGTGCGCGTTTTTGCGCTGCGGCTTGCTCTTCTTCACGCTTCTTCTTGGCCTCCGCGATGATCTTCATCGCGTCGTCCACCGACACCAGTTCAGGAACCGGCGTGTCTTCGGTTTGTTCTTTAATGTCAGCCAAGTCGTCCTGGAGCTGCCATTCTGTGTCCGAAAGATCATCGTAAATGCTTCGAGTATCTTCACCGGCCCCGATGTTGTCGAGGAGGATATCATCGCCCATTTCCTGGAAGAACTCAGAATCGAAGAAATTCTGCAGCTCTCGCATTTCTGCTATTTCTTCGGGTGACAGTTCTTCATCATCACCAGGATCTCTCGGCTCTGGAGGATCTGTCATTTCTCCTCATTCGTTCGTACAGCTTCGGATATGTGGTGCAGACAACCCCAGTCTAACACCCGACGGCCCCACAAGTGCCCACTCCAGAGGGGGAGTTGGACGGGCGTATCAAGAATGGCACGTCTTCCTGTTGTCTACTACGGAGTGTCGATACCCTGCGTGTTGTGCGGATTCTCGGGCAGACCGTGGTCCTTCCGAGCGTGCGTCTCGACCTGGATTTCCCCGACCGCCGGCACGATGGTGGTCTGCTGCGTCAGCTCATCGTCGTTCTCGGCCCAGACGTCCTCCATCGGGAGCTGGGGCTCTTCCGGCAGCGCGGGGCTGACCTCCGGCTGCCAGTTCGGGTCTTCCTGGTTCTGGTTGCGCTCGACGTATTCGGTGAGGCTCTCGCCCTGCCGGATTCCGCCGAAGTGGACCGGCCCGATGCCCGATTCCTCGACTTCCTTCGCGAGATTGCTGATGGGGATGTGGACGTGCGGCTTGAAGGTGCCCTCGCGCTGCACCACGCCGTCTTCCGGCTCCTCGTAGATCGGGGTGTGCAGGTGCTTCAGTTGCGTCGCCCGAACCTTCGCGGCCTCCGCGTAGACACGGAGCTCCTCGTCCTTCTTGAGTCGTGCCAGCAAGACCATCTTCTCGACCTTGGTCAGGTCGCTCCAGTCGCCCGACTCCTCCGCCTTCTTGAGCTTGGCGTTGAACTCGGCCTCCCGTTCGGACGTCTCCTCGTCCCGCTCCTTCTGGAACTCGAGCTCCTCCGTCACTTCCTTGTCCCGAAACGCCTTCCGAGCCGCGAGCAGCTGCTCCTTCGGGACGTCGAAGGTCCGCTGGAACATGCCCTCCTTGAAGACGTGGAGCTCACCCCAGATCTTGATGATCCAGACGCCGCTTTCGATCGTCAGCTTGATCGGTTCGTCTTCTCCGCGGGTGGCCAGAATGCTGAAGTACGGCATGCCGGCACCGTCGTGCAGCAAGTCGCTCTCGAACTCGAGCGCCCACTGGCCGATGTTCTGGCGGTTGACCATGGCAGCCACGGCCTTGATGTCTCGCGGGCCGTAGTCCGCGTTGACGGGGTGGAAGTTTCCGAAGTCGACGTCGTTGGCGGTCCAAATGGTGGACATTGTTCCTTCTCTCTGCGAAATCCTTCGTGGTTGGAGCTTGATGTGTTACAGCGACACGGAGACGCTCTCCTGGCCGTCGATCGAGGAGTTGTCGTCCTCGACAGCCGGCGCCGGGTTGTGGACCTCGTCGGGGCTGCAGTTGTGCGTGTCGTCGCAGCTGCAGGTCTTGTTCTGCTCGTCGTGAGCGATCTCGTCCTCGTCCTTCTTCGGAGCCGGGTCGAATGTCGCCCTGAACTGCGCCTTCTTGAAGACCCGGAAGTTGCCCCGCAGTTCGACCACCCAGTCGCCCAGGCCGGCGGTGAAGATCTTGTCGCGGTAGTCGCCGGTGCCCTTGAACGTCACGGTGGGCAGGTCCATCTTGCCCTTGCCGGCGCCGCCAAGCAGACGCGTTTCCTTCAGCTCCACCTGCCCGCCGCACCACTCCGCCACCTTGTAGGCGTTCTGGAAGTCGACCTGCACGGCGGTGACGGGGAACGGCTTGCGGACGAAGTTCTGGAGTTCCATTGTCCCTCTTTCGGAGATTTGTGTAGCGTTGGTCAGAAGCGGTTTTCGTTGATGTACGCGGAGTGCTCGAGCTCGTACGAGCGAACCCAGACCCCGTCGTGACCCCGCATTTGCGAGAAGTGCAGGATCATTTGCTTGCGGCCCGGCAGGTTGATGTTGGGAGTGAGGATGACGTCCCAGCCGAGCTCGTCCATGTAGGTGTGGAGGATGTCGTAGTCGAACGGCTCCTCGTTCCTCATGAAGTAGTAGAACATGCGCCTGGCGCACTTCTTCACGATCTCGTCGAGGGCCGCCTTGTTCTCGTCCTCACCGAGGATCTGGGCCTGCTTGATCTTCTCGCTGTCGTGCCAGAACTGTGCGAGGCTGTCGCAGACCTGGTCGCTGTCCGGGTGCGCGTCGCGCAGATCACGCCAGTGACCCATTTCGATGACCGTGTTGTTGACGAGCAGGTTGTAGAACCACGTGTCCATCAACTGTGCCAGGTTTCCCATGGCGATGTTGCCCTGGTAGGACACCTGCACGGTGAACTTGTTGCCGGCGATCTCGTAGTTCTTGTGGTACACACGACCGATGGGCGGTGTCATGTCTACTCCCCTAGCTATTGCGTGCCTTTGAAAATCTGGAATTGTCCGTTGTTCTTACG